GGCCGGCGGGTAGCTATAAGGAGAACTCTATGGCAAACACCCTTACCGGCCTTATACCTGTACTGTATAAGGCAGTCGACAAAGTAAGCCGGGAACTAACCGGCTTTATCCCCGCATCTGGCATGGACCTTGCGGATACAGGCGCCGCAGTAGGCCAGACTATCCGGATCCCCGTTACTAATGCGGTAACTAGCTCTAACGTAACGCCTGGAGCAACCGCACCCAGTGATGGAGACCAGACCATTGGATTCGTCGATGTAACCATCACCAAGTCTAAGTATGTACCTATCCGCTGGAGTGGCGAGGAGGCCGCCGGTGTAGGGGCTCGTTATGACGATATTCGCGCGAACCAGTTTGCACAGGCTATGCGGGTACTGGTTAACGAAGTAGAGCAGGACCTTGCAGGACTTTACTATGCCGCTTCCAGGGCTTACGGCGGTTCTAGCGATTCGTTCGCTTCTAACCTTTCCGACCCTGCAAACCTTCGTAAAATCCTTGCCGATAACGGCGCCCCAATGACCGACCTGCAGCTTGTTATTTCCACCGCGCAGGGTGCACGGCTCCGGACCCTTACCCAGCTTACCAAAGCCAACGAAGCAGGGACCGACGAACTTTTACGGCGCGGTGTCTTGCTGGACATCCACGGATTCGCAGTCCGTGAAAGCGCTAAAGTTGCATCCGTTACGCAGGGAACCGCTGCCAACTACGTTTTGAATGGCGACCATGCCGCTGGTACTACGGACTTAGTTGTCAAGACTGGTACTGCGGCAATTAACAAGGGCGCAATCATCACCATCGCCAACGATACCAACAAATACGTCGTTGCTGCCGATAATACGGGTGGAGCAGGGACCCTCAAAATCAATGCCCCTGGCTTAAAGATGGCAGCTTCTGACACCGCAGCGATTACCGTAGCGACCGCCACTTACGAAGCAGCCCTTGCATTTGACCGTGGAGCAATCCAGCTGGTAGCCCGTCCGCCTCTTATGCCGCAGGGCGGAGACGCCGCCGACGATGTGATGAACATTACCGATCCAGTCTCGGGGCTTACTTTCCAGGTAGCTTTATACCGACAGTACCGACAGCTTAAATACGAGGTAGCCCTTGCGTGGGGTGTCAAGGCAATCAAGCCGGAGCATATCGCTGTCCTGATTAAGTAACATTTTCCGGGGCTTCGGCCCCGGATTATATTTTTGAGGAGGGATAGCATGGTTTACGAAGATGGGCTTGGCTGGCCGGATGCAAACTCTTACGCGACGGTTGAGGTTACAAAAACGTATTTTGCTTATATAAATTTTGATTACTCATCTTATACGGATGCAGAAATAGAGACTGCACTAATCCGTGCTACCGCATTTATTGATACCTATAAGAGATGGCCAGGGAAAAAAGCGACCGCTACTCAAGGGCTTGAATGGCCAAGAACCGACGCCTACGATGTAGACGGTTATCTTTTGCAGTATGTGCCAGAGGCGATAAAAAAAGCAACAATGCAGGCGGCTATGAAAGAGCTTCAAGAGCCGTTTTATTTTACAAAGGACGCAGGGGAAAAGGTGAAGCGTGAGAAAATCGGCGAGATTGAGATTGAACACACTTGGGAAAACGCCTACACAATGATAGATCAGTACCTACGCAAAATCATAAATGTTGGCGGCGTGAGGTTAGAGCGATGAATTACATGTCGACTGCTAAACGAGTACAGAAAATGCTTAAACAATACGGCCGCATTGTAAGGGTAACAGAACCGGCAACAGTCGACGTAATAACCGGAACCGAAACAGCCGGACAGACAAAAAGTGTGTATGCAATCGAGACAACAAACCGGTACAAGCCGATAGACGGAACGATTATCACAGCAAAAACAAAAGTATACTTTGCGTCGTCATACGACACGAGAGATTTGCCGATAGAAATCGGCGTGGGACACAAAATAGACGGGCTGCAGGTTAAGCTTGTAGAACGTGTATCGCCGGATGGTACGGTTATAGTTTACAGGGTGTATGCAGAATGAACGCGACATGGACCGTACCGATAGATAAGTGTATCAGCAACCTTGAGCAACAGCGCACGATGATAGTCAAAAAAATTGCGTTTGATTTATTCAGAAAAATCATTTTCAAGACGCCGGTGCTAACAGGGCGCGCTAGGGCAAACTGGCTTGTATCGGTAGCAGCGCCCCGGAATGAAACAGTAGACGAAACCGACAAAACAGGAATGAAAACGTTATCGGAAGTTCAAGGAGTAATAGCAGGCTGGGAATCCGATAGCGATATTTATATGAGCAACAATCTGCCATACATTTACGGGCTTGAGCGTGGACGTAGTAAGAAGGCCCCGCAGGGTATGGTAAAAATAAGCATTGCGGAGGTTTTGAATGAGCATTAAGGATGTGCGCAATGCAATATTCACGGAACTTCTAAGCCACAACATTCTTAAAACCACAAACACGGCGATTGCAAATGCGCCTTTCACTCCAAGCGGCGATGTGTGGTATCTCATATCTTTTCTTACCGGCGAGCCTCTGACAATCGGAATAGGGACAGAAGCGCGAGAGCGCTTTGTAGGGATTGTGCAGGTTGATGTATATACTAAGACGGGCATTGGAGATGTAACGCCGCTAATAAAAGCCACAGAAGTAGCTAACCTTATAAAGAGAGGTACAATGCTTACATCGAATGGGCAAAGCGTTTTGATCACAAGAGTTTGGATGGATGGTCCAGACATTGAAGATGGCTGGTATGTAACGCCTGTAAACTTCCGTTGGCAGGCCGAAATAAATTCAGGAGGGTATTAAAATGGCAATAGCAGTCGGATCACGGCGACAGTTAATATACGTCGCAGAGAGTACATGGGGGACAACCCCAGCAACACCGGTTTGCAAAGTCTTGCGGAATACTGGAGGGAACGGTATCCAATTAAACCGAGACACTTTGCTAAGTAATGAGATGAGGAGCGACAGGGCGGTCGCTGATGTAAAGCAGGGGAATAAGAAGCCTGCCTTAACTGTCCCGTTCGAGTTTAGCGCCGAGAGTTACGACGACTTGCTAGAAAGTGCTTTGTTTGGAACTTGGACTACCAACGTTCTAAAGCAGGGAGTAACGCTTAAGTCGGTGTCAATAGAGGAAGGTCATAAAGACCTTAACCAGTATCAGGTGCTTACTGGCGCGGTTGTTAATAACTTAAGCCTATCGGTCAAAGTCAATTCGATTGTAACCGGTTCGTTTGCGCTTATCGGTAAAGATGCCTCTGCTTTCAGCGGGACCTCTATAGATGCGACACCGGACCCAGCGCCAACAACGACACCGTTTGATAGTTATACCGGAAGCCTCAAAGAGGGCGGAAATACTATCGCAGTAGTCACCGGTATAGACTTAACGCTGAACAACAACATAGAACAACTGTTTACATTGTACAACGATGCACCATATAATATAGCCCCTGGACGTGCGCAGGTATCTGGTAATGTATCCTTGTACTTTGAGAGTACATCGTTGATAAACAAATATATCAACGATACAGCAACGTCGTTGGAATTCACTTTACAGGACGGAGCCGGAAAATCCTATACCTTCCTTATTCCGCGCGTTAAGTTTAGCGGTTATGACAAATCAATCTCAGAAAATCAAATCGTAATCACTCTACCATTCCAAGGGCTTTACGACAGCACCGAAGGGACTGCGCTAAAAGTGACGAGGGTAATCGCATGAGGCTAACCGAACTTGACACCGCGACAAAAGCCAATGAAGGCCTATGGGTAGACATCGGACACCCAGTAACTGGAAAGCCAACCGGCATGAAGGTGCAAATCCTGGGGGCAGACAGTAAAGCCTATAAGAAGGCTGAAAAAGAGATCCGCTCCGATATCATGCTGGGGAAAACCTATGATGACCCAGACGGTGAGCTAGCCTTGCGTACTACTATTGGCTGGAGCGGTGTCGAAGATGATGAGGGAAAAGCGATACCGTTCAGCCGTGAGGCGTTGCAGATCGCTTTTGAGAAAGCGCCGACAATACGGGACCAGATAATTCTGAAGCAAAAAAACCGCGCGCTTTTTTTATCCAACGGCTCGGACGAGTAAAAGAACTCGCCGAGCTTTACGGTAAACTTTATGGGCCTGCGGATGGAAAGGACTATAAAAGCGGCACGCTTAAAGAAGCGCTTGAACAAGTGTACAAAGCAACAGGGAAGCGCGATCCACTTCTGGACGCTTTCAAACCAGACGAATGCGAGCAAGCGCTTTTTACACTGTGGCAAGACATCCGCAGAGCCTGCCCCGTAGGAATGAACGGGGTAATGCTCACTTGGGGAGCGATAAATGAATATCAGGAAGTAACAGGATATAAACTGACGGCGTTTGAAATAGACGCCGTTTTGCTTATCGAGAACACTGTTATGGAGGCGGCAAATGGCAACCGACACAACAAGCCTAATCGTAGAGGTTCGGCCGAAAGGGATAAACGAAACCACGGCGCAATTTAACAATCTTGCGAAGCAGATAGCGGGCTTCACCTCCGTTGCTGGACTTGCGGTCAATGCCGGAATGAAAGCGGCTAGTACGTTTGTTGAAATGGGCCGCAA